AGATTGAACAGTTCAAGATGGAACAACAATTCTTAAAAGAACTTGCTGAGATTTTAAAAGATTTATAGTCTAATAAATATAATTTATATTTCTATATATAACCAATAAATAAAAAACAAATAAATACGTATGTCAAATCCAAAAAACGCTATTAGTCAAATTAAAAATTTGATGAAACAATATGGTTTCTTGAATGACGAACCTACTTTGCAATCTTTCAAATTAGAAGATAATACAATTGTTGAGACTTTAAAACTTAAAGCTGGTGAGAGAATTACCAAACTTAATGAAGAGTTTAACAGAGTAGCATTAGAGTCAGGTTCTTATCGTCTTGTAGAAAACTTTGAAATTGAAGTTAAAGAAGGTGAGATTATGTCAGTTAAAGAAATTTTTGTTGACGCAAAGTTAGTAGACGGTACTGTTGTTAAGGTTGAAGGTGAAGAGATAGTTGAAGGTGCAGCTGTTAAAGTTGTAACTGAAGACGCTGAACTTCCTGCACCAGACGGAGTACACGAATTAGAAGGTGGAATGAAAATTGAAACCAAAGACGGTGTTATCGTTAAGATTGAAGAAGTAGTTTCTGAAGAGATGGAAGAAGTAGAGGTTCCTGTTGAAGTACCAGCTGAAGTTGCTCCTGTAGCACAAGAGGTTGTGGAAGCAATTGTTGAAGCTTTAGTTCCATTAATGGATGAAGTGAAAGTTCTTGTTGAAGAAATGAAAAAGATGAAAGAAGGTATGAAAGAAATGAAAAATGACTTTAATGCTTTTAAGAAACAACCAGCAGGAAAGAAAATCTCTGACGGTAAAACAGATTTTAATAAAGAAGAAAAATTAGACTCAGTAGATGCAAGAGTAGCTTCTATTATGAGTAAAAAAAACAAATAAAAAAAAACATTAAAAAAATAAAAAATTATGAAAAATTATTCAAAAGAAGATTTTAGTTATGTAGTAAGTTCTATTACAGGTTTCACAGACCAAACTTCTACAGAATTGATGATGAAGGCTTTGGTGGGTGGAACTACCGCAAAGAACAGTAATGTTCGTCTTGGTGTTAAAGGAACCCAACAAATTCAAATTTTAGACAACACACCAGCTTTCCAAGCAGGTGCTTGTGGATGGTCTCCAAGTGGTACAACCACATTCTCTCAAATCTCTCTAACAGTATGTCCTGAGAGAGTAAACGAGTCACTTTGCCCTGACGCGTTATACAGCACATATCAGTCATTACTTTTACAAAAAGGTGAAACTGAAGAAAGCGTTCCATTTGAATTAGAAATTGGAAACTTATATGTGAAGAAAATTCAACAAAGAATTGAACAAAAATTATGGCAAGCAACTACCGCAGGTGGTGATTGTTTCCAAGGTTTCAAAGCATTGTTAGTATCAGGTGCTACAGGTACTGCAGTTTCTGCAACTCCAACAGCATTCTCAGCATCAGCATCTTATGGTACTGATGGTAACCCAATCACTGAGGTAGACAAATTAATCAACGCTTTAGATGACAACGCACAAGCTGTTGAAAACTTAGTATGTTATATGTCATACGCTAACTATAGATTGTATATTCAATCTTTAACAAGAGCTAACTTCTTCCAAAACTACATCGGTTCTTCAACTCAAATTGGTGGTGAAGCAAACGCTTTCGCTGTACATCCAAACTCAACTGTTAAAGTTTATCCTACATTAGGATTGAACGGTTCAGGTAGAGTTGTAATCGGACCATCTGATTATTTCATCGTAGGTTTTGACGCCTTATCTGATTCGGAAAAATTAGATATGTGGTGGAGCAGAGATAACGATGAAATTCGTATCAGAGGTAACTACAACTACGGTGCAGCTTTAGTACGTTTCGCAGGAGTTAACTACTTCGCAACAAACAACATCGCTTAATTAACGATAAAGAAATAGGGAGGTGAAAGTCCTCCCAATTTTTAAAAATAAACAAATACAAATAATATAAAATAATATGAGTTGCTATATATCAGAAGGAATTTCTTTAAATCAGTGTTCAGATTCTATAGGTGGTATCCAAAAGATTTATATCGCTGGTGGTACAGGTACAACAGTGGGTGGTGTGACAGGTTTCACATACAACGCTGATGACTCTATCACAGGTGCTACAGCTGCTGCTGGTACAATCTTCTACGGATTTGAATTAAAAAGAGGAACTTCCCAACTTACACAAAATATCCAAAAGAGTTTTGAAAACGGAACTGTTTTCTACGAACAATTATTGGAAGCTGTAATGTTTAAATACGATGCAGACAAGAGATTGATTATTGAGAATTTAGCACAAAAAGATAACTTACAAGTTATTGCAATTGACCAAAACGATACTGCGGTAATGTTAGGTCAAGTGAGAGGTATGTATGTATCTGCAGGTGCTTTAACTTCAGGTTTAGCTCTTGGTGATAGAAACGGTATCAATTTCACACTAACAGGTCAGGAACCAGTTCCTGCTAGAGTTATCTCAGGTGCGTTAGCTACTGTTTTCTCAGGTGCTTCATTCGTTGGATAAACTATCTTGATGATTTATTCATCAACTATCTATATATCCTACTAAAAGAGGGTCTTCGGACCCTTTTTTTTTGTTTTATACCGATTCACTTTTACTTTTTTTATATTTACTATATATAGACGTTAATATGCTTATACTAAATAAAGGACAGCAAAACGAATTAGTGTTAAACATTAACAATAATTCAAGAACAGATTTTACAAGTTATACTTTGACATTCACACACGTGGTTTCACAGGAAACCAAATCATATGTTATTAGTACATCAAATCCATTACTCTACGCAGAGAATGACAGGTATTGTGAAATTATATTAAACTTACAAAACTCAGGACAAGACTTAAATTATCTCGGTCAATATCAATTATATATTTATGGTAATGGAACCAATTTGGTTTATACAGGAATGGCACAATTAAATGGTTCAGAAGAATCAACACCATTCACTGAATATATTTCACCAAATGAAGATAATGAGAACTTTATATACATACAAGATTAATTATGAGCGAAGAAAAACAAAAATATCAATTAAGTAGGTCTAATTTTAGACAAGAACCAATCTTACCACGTTTCTCTGAATTATTTCAAAGAGTACCTTGGGTATATTATGGTGAAAATAACTTGATGCCACAATATCTAATTACAAGATATAACAATAGTGCTATCCATAAGTCAATTGTAACCAGTAAGGTAAATCAGATTATGGGTGATGGGGTTGTTTCATTAAATAATCCTATGGCTAGTATAAACCTTATCAATAAGAAAGAGAACGTTGAAGAGGTTATGAAGAAATGTGCATTGGACCTTGTTCTATTTGGTGGATACGCCATAAACGCTATTTGGTCAAGAGATAGAGAAACAATTGCTGAGATTTACCACTTAGACTTTAGTAGAGTTAGAGTTGGTAAAATTAATCCTGAAACAGATGAAATTGAAAAATACTATTATTCAGCTGATTGGTCAAACATTAAAAAGTTCCCTGTTGAAGAATATGATACATTTAATCAAGAAGATGGTGAACCATCTCAAGTTGTTTACTACAAACAATATCAACCAAGCAATAGCTATTATCCTAATCCAGATTATTCTGGTGCTTTGGCTGCTATTGAAATTGATGTAAACATTAAGGAGTTTCACAGTAACAATTTAAAGAATGGTATGTTACCATCACTTTGGATAGACTTTGTGAATGGTATCCCTGATGAAGAAAATCAAAGAATTATGACAAGAGCGTTGGAAGAACAATATTCTTCAGTTAATAACGCTGGTCGTCCAATTATATCTTTCAACGAAAGTCCTGAACTTTCACCAAGAATTACACAAATCCCTGCAAGTTCAAACGATGGTTACTATCAAGCAATCTACGATGACATTATTAGAACCATTTTAAGTGGTCACAGAATATCTTCAGGTGAGTTGTTTGGTATTAGTACTTCAGGTAAATTAGGTACTCGTAATGAGATTGTAGACCACTCAGAATATATTCGTAAGATGGTTATTATGCCGTATCAACACGAACTATTACCAACATTTAATAAATTGGTAAGTCTTAAAACACAAACTCCAACCACATTTGAAATTAAACCATTATCAATCTATGAAGTTGGTGATGTGGTTGAACAACCAATAGTTGAGAATAAACCAGAACAACCAACACAAATATAACATTATGGGTGTATTATTAATATCAGAAACTAAACTAAAACAATTTACAAATATCAATAAGAA